GTTAGCGGTTCAACACCACCAAAGATAGCAGCTGCAACATCGAAAACGGTTGAACTTTTAATGCTCGCACTATTCCCTTCAAGATCGGTAGCGGTGCAAATCCAAGTTACTGACCTTACAGCATTAGCTATTGTTGCTACTTCTTTATTAAGGAATTCCCATGTATAAGATAATGACATATTAACTCCTAAGATATAGTCCAAGTTCGTCTTCGTATTTCGTAATCACTTACTGAACCAACCGAACTTTGGAAACTACCTTTTTCATATTGATAACCATCCGTAGCTCTTATAGTATCCCCGTCATCTCCACCAGCCGCTGCTGTTTTTGAAGTACCACCCCAAGTGAAGGTGTATTCATCAGTTGAGCTATTGTATTGAACGCGGTAAACATCTAAGAAGGTAGTAGAATATTCGTAATCAGACCAATCCCCAAAGGAGAAGGCCGTTCCCCCAATGCTAAATCTTTTATATCGAGCCTCAACTTCTCCTAATGTATCTGGTGCGCTATCTGCATTAGCTAAAATCCAAAGATAAACAGAACCTTCAGTAGCTTCATTAACAAATTGCAACGGTATATTAGCGGAATCTGAGTTACTATAAAAACGGTCTACTAAACCTGGTAGTTTATTTGTTTGAGGAGATTTATAAATTACGGTATTAGGATTCGAGCCTGGATCAAGAGTACCGCTAGTAGTAAATAGTATAAATACCGTTTTAATATGATTAGTACCACCAGTGATTCTTACGAAACCATTGTAATGTCCTAATCCAGTACCAATCGGCATAACATATTTATGCTGGGTAGTCGTCCAAGCGCCAATAGTACTTCCTGAAACTACGCCACCCGATGCAGGTAGTAATAAGTTATTAACTGCAACCGTAGAAGCATCAATAGTCCCCGCAGTCATCGACCCGAAATCAGCTGAAATAGCTGATAATTCACTGACATTCAACTTGTTAGCATCAATAATGTTATTAACAAATAAGTCGGTCGAATTAATAGCGCCTGCTTGTATTGTACCAGCAACAACAGCATCCGCGCCTATCTTGGCAGCGGTGATTGCGTTGGAAGCAATTTTATCAGACTCAATAGCGCCTGCTTGAATTTTGCTTGCGACTATTGAATTAGCCGCGAGTTCGTTAGTACCAACGGCCCCCGCAAAAATTTCATTAGAAGTAATAGCTCCCGCCGCAATTTCAGCGGCAGTAATTGTATCAGTAGCAATCTCAGATGCGGTAACAGTGTTAGCAGCAATTTCTGTTGCAGTTACAGTACCCGATGCGATTTCAGATGCGGTAATTGTATTAGCCGCAATTTTAGCTGAAGTAATAGCACCAGCGGCAATAACGTCACCTTGAATTGCGTCAACTGCAATCTTAGCATTAGTAACTGCGTCCTCCGCAAGTTTAAGTGTAGTAATATTGCCATCTAAAATTTGAGCACTAGTTAGTTGACCTGATATATTACTGGAAGCTACGTTTGCAGTCCAAGAAGCTCCGTTGAACCTATAAAGTTTTTGATCGGTAGTAAGAACAACAACTCGACCTAAGGTGTTACCTGTAGTAGGAAGTGAAGTTACTCTTTCAACAGGTCTAACATCTGCACTAAAAAGGTCTACCCCTAATTCGCCAGAAAGATCTTGTGTAGAAACTACTGCAGTCCACTCGGTCCCTGTATAACGATGCAACTTATTATCTGTAGTATTAAATACTATTTTAACTCCAGTATAACCAGTTGGAGATGGGAGAGAACTAACAATAGATATAGGTTCAATACCGGAAGCAAAGTTATCTTCCGTAACTTCAGAGATAGAACCAGGAGGACCTGCAGCACCAGGAGGGCCAGGTGCACCATCTAAACCGTCGTCGCCATCATTCCCTGGGGGGCCAGGCGCGCCCGTAGCTCCTGTAGGGCCGATAGGTCCTGTAGGTCCTACTACGGTAGAATCAGATCCTGGAGGTCCAGCCGGACCCGTTAGTCCTGAAGCGCCAGTGGGTCCAGGGGGACCTGAAGGTCCTTGTGCTGAGGGTGTTATTAAACCGTCTTTATCAATAGAAAATCTTGTTGTCCCATTATAAATAAAGTTAACTACGTCGTTCGCCCCTTCTGCGATAGTCCAGTTTTCTAAGTTAACGCTACTAACGAGGGAGTCAATGTCTTCTAAACGAGTATTAGTATTATAAGTCCATGAGTCTAAAACAGTATCGCCAGTGATAGGTGGTTTAATCTTAGACATAGCTTATTCCTCTTACCATTTAACTTTGTGAGACCAATACCGAGCGCTAAGTTTGCTTGGATTAGAATCTTGTGCGTTATGTCGGGCGTAATAAGCTTTCTTTCTAGCTTTACCCTTAGCAGATTTTGGGTTCTTCCCTTCACCGCTAACGCCTTGAGCGCCGAAGCGAATGAGTTTAATTGTATCACCTTCCTTAGCAAGAACTGCGTGGCTCTTCTTAGGATGTTTAGGTGTTCTCTTCGGTTTATTGTAACCACTAAAGGTTTCACCGCGATAAGTTATACTCATTATTATCTCCTTAAATTATATAGGCAGTTTTCATTCGTGCCTAGGAACCCTTGTCGGGTATCGGATAAGTGAGTTCCGACACTACAACGAATGGCGTAACGCGACGCCTGCTCCGTTGGGACCATTATTACTTAACCACGGCCCAAGGTAATTTCTAGAAACAATAAACTGATACCGCAAATACGGCTACCGTCCAAACTGCTTCTTGAATAGTGCGCGGAACATCGAAGCCAAAGAGTTTATCAACCCTTGGGTCCAATGTTTGCGCTAAGATTGAGGGGAGTACTTTTAATAGATTTAACATTTAGTTCTCCTTAAATTTCACAGGCGCCAGCTACACATGCAAGTGTTTGAGCGCCTTCTGTGTTATCTTCTTTTTCATAATTAACTAAGTCAGCAAAGTTAATTTGGGAAGGGAAAGCTGCAAAAGCTTCTTCATAAGTTTCTTCAGAACAATCTTGATACGGTGCTTGTGCATACGTATGATCGCTGTAGGGAAGAAATGAAATGCCAGAACAGATTTCGAAATGGTTATAAACCCAAGACCCAACTTCCATCCACTCCTCATCTTTAACATAGATAGTTACAGATGGTTTATGTTCGCACCAATTCACTGCAAAATTTTTCCAGTTCTCAAGTTGCTCAAGAGCCGATTGTTCATTTGCTAGAATAGCCCCTTCCGGAGATTTAATTGGGAAACTGAAGATAGTAGTACTATTCGGTTTCATAGCGCAAGGTTCGTTAGGTACACCTACGTCTTTCAGAAAATCAGTGATAGGGTCCTTGTTATCTTGTCGCACAGTACGAATGTAATACGGGGCAAAACGCCCGTGAATGCCTGAAGCAGAATTAACAAGCTGCGAAACAGTACCGGATGGCTTAATACAGGTAATAGCTGTACTCTGGGGAATCCCCAACTTATCAGCCCATTCCTTATTTGTTTCGATAGCAACATCTTTCATCTCCTTCAGGAGTTTAGCGTCTGGGTTATGGAGGAGGGGGCAATCCTGGATTCCGGTGAGAGACACTCCGAGCAGAGACTCTTCGGCAGTATTGCGTTTCCACACTGAGCGCAGGTAGGGAAGGTCTGTAAGCGTTGCTTGTAATGTGCCAAGAATTGTTGCCAACCGTACTTTGCGCTTGAGACTAGCCTTCGTATCTTTTTCACGAGCTACTACCTCCGATAAGTTGCAGAATTGATTTGGTCGCAGAATAATTTCTGAGCAGGGATTCGTTCCGAAATCCCAATCAGCGTCCCTGCGGCCATTCTCTCTCGCTTTCGCCTGAGCTGCAACGCGCGAGAATATGCCTCGCTCTCCCGATTTACTTTTGACAAGGGCGGTCCATTCATCTAGGAAGGTCTCCATATCTGGTTTTACTTCGTAACACGCACTATTATTAGCTAGCGCCCGATGACCGTAGTGTTCCCACCAGTTACCGCTTTTAGCATCGCGTACTTGGGGATCTCCAAGGTCTGAAAGAGAAATCATAGCACTCCGACGTACACCGCCGACAACAATGATCTCACCTACTTTACATAGAATATCGTGGCATTCAATGGGAGTTAGCTTTCGTCCAGCGGCTCCTTTAAAAATTCGATCGATGAAACCCATGAGGTCAATAAGAGGTTCTGGACCGCTAGCCCGTCCTCCCATTGTTTTAAGCCGAGCTCCTGCGGGGCGTACTTTACTGTAGTCCCACTGGTGTACTTGACCAAGATATAGATCTGCCACTTGTTTGCGGATAGCTTTCGCCCATCCTTCTTTGGAATCCCCAACTACAATCTCCCGTTCAGTTTCGGTAAATGTATCGTTTACGATGGGGAGTTTAGAAACAAACTTTGATTCAACACTAAACCCAACACCAGTACCGCTGGCTAGGATATAAAGTGCTTCATCAAAGGCTCGGGGGGAGTCTACTGCTAGGAAGGAGCAGTTAAAGCCTGCTACATTATTTTTAGCTAGCGCGTTACCAGCACTCCAAAGACAACGCATAGAAGGCATTACTTCCATTGAATGGATGGCCTTATAAAGTTCAGCGTAATCATCTTTGCTCAAGCGGTCGCCCCAGTAATCTAGGTAGCGAGTAACTGTTTCTTCCCAAGTCTCCCGTTTCTGTGTTTCCTCATCCCAACGAGCGTAACGTGAGAGGTGAATAAATTTTTGATATGTGTCCATTTTAGTTACTCCGAGTAAACTGATTTATAATAACCGTTAGTAAGATGAGTCTTGAGTTCAGTGTACCCACCGATGTGTAAGTTACCCTTCATAATTTGGGGAACCGTAGACCATTTCCGACTCTTAAACATCTTTAGAGTTTCGGGATCTGAATCCACATCGATAAGCTCATACTCAAGATAATTATCTTGGAGTAACTTTTCGGCCTTCTCACAGTAGCCGCATGTTTCTTTTGTGTATACCGTATACATATTGTCCTCTATATGTGTACGCTACTTGACTAAGGTAAGCTTTGCAATTTCTGCTTCCAACTCGTCGTCGCTTAAGTCACTGGTACTTATAGTCTGGTTAACTTCTTGACGTTGTAGTTTGGGGGCTTCGTATTCTGCTATGATAGCTGCAATACGGGTTGCTTCGCTTTTATCACCTTCTTCAAGTGCTTCGTACATATTATAACGGAGGACATCGAGAGCGCTAAATGACGCTTCATCTTCTTTAATGACCTTCGCTAGTTGTTCCATTTTCTCTTTGATCTCATCGCGAATAGCTTTATTACGCATACGAGTTTCATAACCTTTCTTACGATATTCCTCAGCCATCTCGGGGGAGGTAATCGGTTTAAGGTTTGATAATGATTTATCAGAAACTGGGTGTTTACTTTTCATTTCTCTCTCCTATAACCAGTTAGTATCGTCGTCTATGTTAGCACCGCCTACGCGGTCTCTCCATGACACTCTATCGTTTGTAAGTTTATTTCCGTGGGTCCTCAAGACTTCTAAACCCATAGCGCAAGCCATGACAGTATCATCGTTACAGCCAGCCATAGCTTCCATCTTTCCAGAATCTTTGGATATGTAAGTCTTGAGTTCTTTGATAATTGTTGTTGAAGGTATACGAATATCATCTTCATTCACCGCATTCTGGAGTAAACCAATGATCTGTGGTTTACTCGACATAGTAGTTTTAAATCCAGGACGAGCGCCTTCGGACGACGAAAGATCGGCGACCCTAGCTTGATAGTATAAGTTTACATATCTCATCTGATCCAAACGTAATAATGTAGCTAGACCAATACTATTAGACTCAACGCATAACAAAGCGTTATTGAAGTAGCGACCTAAATAAAAAAGTATTTCCCCAAACTCAGTGGGGTCTACTCTGTTATTACGGTACATAGCTACGACTTCCCTATTGGAATTCATAACTACGGCGCACGAATAATCTTTACCTACGCCTTGAGCTACGTCAGCGGCAATAATGAAGGGCACATCGAATTGGGGGTATTCCCAAATTTCTAGGGAGCCTTCTTTGGCTTCTACAAATTCACCCGTCATTGGGTTGAATTCTCTTAGAGCCTCTGCTTCAGTAGCTACTAGGTCATTCAATTTTTCTTGGTCAAAAACGGTGTTACCCGAAACAATAAATGCTTCCTCAGCGTTAGCTGGGTATTCTTGTTTAAACTTATTCTCACCGCCCTCAGCAATCTTGAGGCGCCTCCAGTATAACTGGTCGTTATCTAGATCGTACCTCTCAACTAGCTCGTCCTCTTCTACGGTTCTCTCAAACCCCGAAGGGGCGTCGCGTCGATATTCCTCAGTTGCAAACCAGGGAATGAATACTGCAAGGTACTCGTTCTCCCCATTAGCCGCTCCTTGGAAGAGACGCCAGAATTCTCCGGAAGCCCCGTTCGCCGTGGATTCCAAAATTACTTCGGTACCCTCGGCTTGAGAGATTCCTTGGAAGAGTCCCGCCAAAATCTTTTCGTCGTGAGTCCAAAATCCAACCTCGGAAAGGTGGGCGATGGTGGGGGTAGTTCCGCGTCCAGCTTCTGGTGAACCAGCAGTGTATAGACGGTACCCGCTTTTATTCTCTTCAAATAAGATTTCTTTCGCATTAGATTTTTGAAGGGTAGGCCGGAGTTCGTCCGTCATATTGTCAATAATATTTCGGGACATACTAAATAAGGCATCCGACGTAGCGCTGTCGTGAGCCATCACTACCGACTTGGAGAAGTTGGTAAAGTAAGTCTTCCAGAATACCCGCGCAGCGCAATAGGTAGATATGCCTTGCTGCCGCGCTTTGAGGATGATGACGCGTACGCGACCAGTTTCCTCTATTTGTTCGTCAATAGCTTCTGTAATGAGCCGTTGGGGTTCGTTAAAGAGGAAGGGGACAAAACCTTGGGAGGAATCTTTTGTTAGGATCTTAACGTTTTCCGCACAAAATTTTTCGAAGTCTACTTCGTATTCTTTTAGGGCTTCCCTTTTAGCTTTCTCTTTAAGAAGTTCAAGCGTCCTCTTGTTCTTCATTAACTTATAGTCCTTTTACTCGATAGTAAGGAATCAAATACTGCGTCTCGACCAACATAACCTACTTCGCAAATTAAATTTGAAGCAGCAGTATATTCTTGAATGGAGCCGTTAGATTTGTGGATATGAATTTCTTCAATATTCCCATTGAGATCTGTATGGAAATGGGCAGAATGGTCTAGACCCCAGTAAGTAATCTTATTGTCAAGGGCTTCGTCTACATCTGCGCCAGTAGTGTTTATAACGCGTACTACCAAAGTTGCCATTAGGTTTTCCTCCGTTTAGCTGAAGTTTTAGCGGCTACCTTTTTAGGTTGGGCGCTGTGCTGTCTACCTTTGCGGATATCTTTTTTCTTTTTAGCATTAGTAGCTTTCCGTTCAGCGGGGGTAAGTTTTTTCCACTCGGCTTCTGGAAGATAACGACCACCACTAGCGTTAGGTCCTTGGGTGGAGGGCTTTCCAGAGGAAGTCTTCCAGTTCTGTTTGGTCCATCGAGTGAGCGATTGTTGTTGTCTAGTTTTTCCCATTAACTCTTATAACCACCTCCAGCCGCTTTGTAGGCTTTAGCTAGCATTTGAGCTTTCCTAGCAGACCACTGTCCAGGCTTTCCACCTTTGCCTTGGGCTTTAATCTTTTTAAATAAGCGTTCCCGCAAAGCGGGTTTAGTGTAGTTCCCACTTTCGTTTACTCTACTTTTAGATTTAGCCATGATAATATTCCTTAACGACGTTTCCCTGGGGGTCCCCGACGTTTCCGTTTTGTAACGTTATTTTTAACTTCTACAGTGCGACGACCAGAAGCGCCTTTCATTCCTGGCTTACCTACTTTCATAGTTTTAGGCTTAGGCTTAGTAGTGGGCTTCACTTTATTACCAGCAAGTACTACCCGACCTGGACTGCGAGCTCGCATTGAATCCGTTGGGGAATCACTAGATTTTAGTTGGGGGTTATCTTTGTAAAAACCTTCCATCGGCGATTTGTTAGTTAGGGTAGGTGAAATTGTGGTGCTACGAGGGGTTCCACTGTTAGCACGGTTCTTACCATGCCGAGCGCGGCGACGAGCGTTATGATCAATTCTAGGCATGGGCCTCTCC